AGTGCGTTGCATCGCGGAGATTCGCCTTGGTTGAAAAGATTCCTTTATACGCCCCGTGGCGGGGGGTATGGGGTGGGGGTGGCTGTGGTCTATCATTCCGCCCCTTTAAGCTCGTTGTAGGCCCTTACAATTGGCTCAGCTTCGCGTATAAATTGTTCACGCAACTCAGCATCCTGACTAATGTACTTTGATCCGCGATTACCAAGCCACTGGCAGGCTTTGATCACTGGCCACAGGAACGGCTTGGGGTCGGCCGGCACGCTGGCCGTGATCGGATCCGGCAGCATACCGATCCGCAGATATGTCTGCCGCATCTCACCAGCATCGGCCTGGCCTGATGTGATCTTATGCTGAGCGGCCGACACCTTCTCATAACGCCGACCAACCTCCTCAGTGATCCCTGCCTGCTCACATAGATCCCGGACGTCCTCGCCGTCCGTCCGGGCCTGCTGGATAATGGTGCCAGCCTCAGCCGCCAGCCCGATGGTCTTGCCCACCAGCTCCAACGCCTTGTCGCGTGTGTCGTTTAGTTTAGTGACGATTGCTTTCAGTTTCATTTTTTGATGCCTTTCTTTAGTGCGGCCATGTTGAATTTTGGAGCCTCACGCCGCCGCTGTGCGTGCACTCTGTACGCCCGCTTGCGATAGGACTCTCTGGCCTTATCGCTTTTCTGTGATCGCGACCGGATTCCGAGCCGATCATAAACTTCAGTCACCTGCTTGCTGATCGCCTGCTTGGTCACACCGTACCGCTTGGCCACGGCCGTCATGGACTCCGGCGATTTGTTCAGCGCTATGTTCAGCACGGCATGGCCCAGCGTGTCCGTCCGGTTAGCCATCGCCGGGTGATCCGGTGCCTTCGCCATCAGGTACTCTATTACTTTTGTGGTAGTGAAAGCTGTGCTGGTGGTGACCGTGATCCTGAGTTCGGAATACGCCTCAAACACCAAATCAGATAACGTATCCATGGTCATCGCCGGGTGCTGAAAATTAGCCGGGATTTTCTCGATGATTTCTTGCCCAATCATACGCACCTACCTTCAAGTTGTTCAGCGCCTTCAGACTTCACCTTCAAGTTCCCCCTTAAAGGGGGGAACTTGATGGTGGTACCGTCAACCGATCTTGAAGGTACCTTCAAGTTAATTTGAAGGTTAAAAAGGTTCATCGATTTTTTGCTCCAAAATATAGGTTCCATTTGCCTGTTTTTTGATGGTTTTTTGATCCACAGCCCGCCCGACTATCCGATAGGCGGTGGACTCCGAAATCCCGTCAATTTGCTTCATTACCCACTGCTCCAACGCGCCACGGGCGCATGGATATTCCTTGTACTTGCTGAAATCCACTTCGTCCGGCTCCGGCCCGGGCTTCTTCTTTACGGCCTCACCGGCTTCAATCCACGCTAGCCCGACATCGCTGTGGCTTAGATTGACGTGCGGTTGCACTGACTTTTGCGCCACAATGCCGCCAAAAGACAGGTTTGACCGCTTCCCGCGCTTGGTTACCTCCAAACGATAAATGCGCCTTCCTTCGGCATCGTCGCCAGCAGGCGCAAGCGTCAGAACGCTCCGAGCCCAGTTGGTCAACTCCGACGATCCAAAGCCGCTGTAAGCCTTATCATGGCCCTGATAGCCGTTGCCTTCCCGGACGGGCTTCGGGGTGTGGTGAATCAGCATCCACGCAAATCCGGCCGACAGTGACAGCGGATTCAGCATCGTGCGAAGAAACTCGCTGGCCGTCTCCTGACTAGATAGATCGCCCCCGATAAACGCCAGCAGCGGATCCACCCACACCAGATCCACCTTGTACTTTTCTACAAGCCGCCGAACGCGATCGACGAACTTCTCCCCAGTGGACGTGCAATCCCGGACTATTATCACGTTTTTCTTCACCAGTTCGATCTCCTCTGGCGTCAGGTTCATCGACTTCAAAACTCCCTGAATCGCCTCCGCCACGTCGCCCTCGTCGTTCTCAGCCTGAATGATCAGCGACTTCAGCCCGTTCCCATGTGGGTTAATGCCAAAGAAAGCGCGACCGATCGCCCAGGTGATGGCGGCCTGCGTACACAGAACGGACTTCCCAAGCCCGCTGCTACCCACCCACAACGCCGATCCGCCCCGGCAAATCCACCGCTTCCCAAGCAGCTGGGTCGGATCTTCGGTCTCTTTAAAATTGAACAGGTCGTCCCACTTGTACGGCTCGGGAATGTCGCCAAACAGGATCCGCTCCTTCCATTCTAGGAATGAGATTTCAGGAGTTCCGCATTCAACCAAGTCCTGCCGCTGGCCGGTGGCCGTCCGCATCGCCCCGGGCAGACGGGACAGCCGCCCAGCGTCCTTTGTCGCCGTGTCGGGTTTTACGTGTTCTAGGTGCTTAAATATAAAATCTACTCGCTCCTTGAATTCCTTTGCGTCGACGGCGTCGATCCGCACCCAAGCGTGAAGACTGCGAAACCCGCTTTTGATAATGCACGTCGTGGGGAGTCCGCTCTTTTTGATGATCTTCCACTGTTCCTCGATCGTGCTGTCGTCGAATTCAATCAGTACGTGCCGATACTTTGTCACGTCATCGGCGCACCTACCCTTTCCGTTGTTTGGATTGATTGAAACGTAGACCCCAACGGCTTTCCCCTGCCATTTCACGAGGCCGTCATCTTTCAGCAGTTCCAGCCACTCCTCGCGGGTCCGAGTCTCGCCAGTGCCATCCGGGCGCTCACGATCGCCGTCAGAAATTGATCGGCAAATATTGATATGCTCACCCAGCTCAAACGCCTGCGACAGAAATTTCTCCACCGGAGTCTCGGCCACACTGCGCGGCATGGCCGGGATCGGTGCGTCATCTTTAATAATTTGTAGATTATGCAATCGGTACTTCCCTTTAGGCTGATAAGGCTGACGGGCCGGCTGTCTGAATGCAGACTTCGTGCATCCCTCAGCCTCTTTCAGCGGTAGATTATTTCTGACGCACCATTCCTCGGCGTTCGTCAGCGTCTCGTCTTGGCACGCCCCGGAGTCGCGCCACTGAAGGCACAGCTTAAACAGTTCCGTGTTGCGGGTGCCCTCCGCTGCCCCGTTCTTCATGACTTCAACGGCGGCCGGCGGTAGTTGGTGAATCATTTGCTTTCCTTACCAACGGCCTTGGTATCCATGTCGCGCTTCTGATACGCCTTCGCCCGTTTGAGCAGCTCCTGGGCAATCGTCAGCGCCAGATCCAACCGCGTCCCTGCGGCCTTATGCTGCTCGGCGGCCAGATTGCGCTTGGCACGTTCCAAGATTTCGACCAGCCATGTGGTGCGTTTGACGCTCATGAAATAACTGCCTCCCACCTAATTTTTGGTTCGTTGTAAATTTTGCGATCCTGCCGTTTCCGGCCAGTTCGGGCCCATCCTCCCGGTCGTGTCTTTGCTGCAATTTGCCAACCAGCACCTCGCAGGCTGGCGCCCGTTTCCTTTTGCAGGGTGTAGGTCAATATTTTGCTGCCGCCCATAGCCGCCCAAATCCTCCGGGCGGCCGCATATAAAAAGCTGCACGTATTCTTCGGTGAATTTGGAACCACCACGAGTCGGGTCACCTCTGCCGTGTGGTCGTCGTTCAAGAGGCGTGCAACGGGCCGCGCAACAATGCAGGCCCCCACAAGGGCGCCATCGTGCTCGCATCCAATTGCCCACTTTCCACCATGAGTCGGGCTGCTATGCCGATGGTGTTCGCCCACAACGGCGTTGGCTTGCTTTATAGTTAGCGGGACAATTCTCACCACTGTCCAATCCCCCACCGCATCCGGTTGTTCCGGGCGATGGTGACTTGTTTTGCGTGTTGCGCTTTCGTGTAGGTCGCGACGATCTTGCCGTCAAAAAAGGCCAGGAGTTCAGCGAGGCTCATGGAACACCTCCACCGTCGCCACCTTCGGCAACCGCATCGCGTTGAATTGCGCCTCACTGGCGGCGAACACGTCGATCACCGGCAGCTTTCCCCCGCTGGCTTTTTTGCTTTTCACTGCCGTGCCCGTATCGACCGCCACCCACTCCCGCTTTCCGTTCAGGATCTTAATCTTCGACCAGAGCGGAATGATGTCGGGATCGACAGCGCAGTGACGGCCGGCTCGCAGGCGTGTTCCGGTGCTCGATTGGAAGCGGCTCGACCACTCGTCCTCGCCGGGCCAATAGCCGGTGATGCGGACTTTCATTTTCTTCACGTCGATCCGCTTGGCCTCTGGCCTGCAATCGACAATGACGTTGGATCCCTGGCATATTGTTACGCCAAGGAATGCGAGGATAGAAAGCAGCGCTCTCACAGTCCCTCCCGGATCCGTTCGATCAGTACGTTCTCGCGTGTCTCAGCGGCGGCCAACGCAGCCTTCGCCTCGGCCAGCTCACGAGCCAGCGATCGAACGCGGTTTAGGAGTTGTTCGTGCGTCGTTTGATCCGGCAATATCTCAATCATTTTTGACGAACCTCGGGTCGTATTTTTTGAGCCAGCGCCAAACGCGGCAGATGGATTTAAATGCTTCGTAGGCCTGCTCGATCTCCTGGGCCGTGTATCGGATCTCCTGAATCTCACCGGTGTTGGGGTCGATCAGAACGTTCCTGGACGCAAGGGCGTCCTCCGCGAAAGCGTAGGAATATGCCGAAAGTTGTAAGATGTCTGTTTCGTATCCCGAGGCTTTTCCGTTCTTGAATTTTCGGGTTTTGAAATCCACCACCTCGACCTCGCCGGCGATCTCGCAGATGAGGTCGACCCGGCCCGCGTATCCTTCGGCCTGGTTCACCAAGACCGTTTCGCTGGCGTGGACCTTGGCGACGCAAGCGTGCCATTCCTTGAGCGATTCGAAATGCGCTTCGTATCCGGCGACCAATTCTCCGGGCTGATCCCCGTTGATGAGGATTTCAGCCAGGGAATGGATGTGAGTGCCCCGGGCGGCCGCTGCTTCCACCTCTTTCCGGCTGTCTAGGACGACCCGCTTGGCAAAGTCGGACAAGGATTCGCCTTTGTTCCTGGGGAGTGAAAGGGCTGCGGCGATTGCCTGCTCCTCCTTCCAATTCATGAGGCCGGTTTTGCTTGGTCCGGCTGCGCCCAGGATGGTTGTGACCGATGGGTAGGCTCCAACCTTCCGGGCGTTGCGGAGGTCGCCGTGGCACGATTCTCCGTTGGCCCGGTAGTAGTGGGATGATTCCGCTTTCGCGGTGGCAATAATGGCGGCCATAAATTACCAGTTTTTGATCCATCCAATCGAAAGGCAGAAAACGGCCACGACGACAGTTGGAATTGCGATCTGAGTCAAAATTGTGAGGATTTGCATTTTGTTTTTCCGAGCCGGACAGACGGATAGAACATCTGCCGGCTCTAGTTGGTTAGGATCTCGATTGTCTCCGGGTTAAAAGGGGACGTTGTTGCCGTCGCCGTCTTCTTCGCCGATCTTTACGGGTTCGGCGTTGCCTGTTCGGTTGACCTTCCGAACAAAGTCTTTATCCACGGTCACCTTGGCTTTCCCAGCGGGCAGGACCGCCTGCACGTTTGCAAAGGTGGATCCGTCGCGCTCGGTGTGGGTCACGAGAATCTGGCAGGGGTTGCCGATCAGCGTTTCCAGGTCGAGGTTCTGCGGCGGCATTTTCTTTGCGTAGGATTTGAGATCCTTCGCCAGCGCCGATTTCTCGTGGAGGCTGAGTCCGTAGCGCCGGCCAATGGTGAACGGGCGACCGTCCTCCATCTTGAGGCCGAGCTGCCAGACGATTCTCACCTGGTGCTTTTTGCCGTATTGGGTTTCGACGATCCCGAGGTCCTCGACGTCGCAAAACACGGCGTCATGGGATCCTTCGGGGGCGGGGGTGTAGGTTCCCCCTCTTGTTGCCATAATGGGCATATTTTTATTTTCTTTCTTGGTTTGGGTTTCTTGGATTTGCTCGGATTACTCGTCCTCGCAAAAGTCGTTAGTGATGTGGGGCGGATTAAAGTCTTGGAATTCCCGGTCCGTTTTCTGCCAGGCGATCTCGTGCTGCCGGGCCAGTTTTTGGGCCGCTTCCAAATCCCCACGGTTCACGGCATCGCTCACCTTTTCGGCGGAGTTGGCCTTTGCCCGGAGGCAGGCCGTTTCCATGATCAGGAATGCTTTGTTGGGCATCATGATCCGTACCGGTTGTTGCCCGAGTAATCGCAGAAACGCTGGAAGCTGCGGTCAAAGTCCTCGCGTTCCCGCTCATAAACGTCGTGCTCGTAATCCGGCTTGTCGTTCATTGGCGTCGGCTCGGCTGCCTTTGCCTTTTCTGCGTTGTATTGTTCTTCGTTTTTAGGATCGCTCATTTCTTGCCTTTCGTTGCTAGTTTCATGGATTGAATCGTCGTTTTGATTGCTTCCTGCGTAAGACACTTGGTCGTGAACCTCCACACCCGCCATCCAAGATCAGCGGCGGCCCGGTACTTTTCGCAGTCCTTGACCATTCCCATCCCGCGCCCATGGCGGCCCCCGAACGGAAGGAACGCACCGCCGTCCAACTCGACGGCACAGCGGGCGTCTGAATTTGCGATCACGTAGTCAAACCTCCACTTACGTGTCGGGTGAAATTTATATTCTGCCGTGAGCTCCGGCCCGCCGGCCGCCTTCCAAAGCAGGATGAATTTGCTGGCCAGTGCGCTCATTTCGCCTGCCCCTGTTTGGCCATGATCGACGCCACCACTTCGGTCAGGTGTGCCACGTCGGCCTCTAGGCGTTTTGTCCGGCTTTGCAGGTCGATCAGTGCAGTCGCCGACGACCACTCCGCCATCCCTACCGACTTAGACGGCACCACGGCCCCCAGCACGCCTTCGGCTTCAAGATCCCGGACGCTCACAGAATCTCCTTGCGAACGAAGTCAATAATCCAGCAGATCACGGCGATCGCTATGGTCAGGCCGCCGATTCCGCAGCCCACAAACAAGCCCCAGCCCACGATCAGCCCGGAAAGCTGGGCCAAATCCTTCATTAGCTCCCAAGAGATCACTGCTCGCCCCTTACTTGGCGATGCCACGCCAGCCGGACGGCGGGATCCGGGTGCCAAACGTAAGCATCCGGCTTTAGATTATATCCGCCCCGTTTATTAAAGTTTACTTGTTGGTAATGCCGCTTCGGAAGCTCAGGTATTACCTGCGATTTTACAACTCTATCTAAGTCGTTGTAGTGATAAACATCGGACGGGGTGGGATTTGAACCCACGGTTCTATTTCTTTCTTCGTTTTGATTTATTATGCTAGGTAAGTTCATTGTATGTTATTGCTTCAAACTGAGTAAATGTTACCGTTGTAACCATGGCCTTTTCCTACGTTAAACGAGGCTCCCCGTGGTACTTCATTCGCTACAAAAACGAAGACGGCAAATGGCGCAGTAAGGCCACCCGCTATCGCATCGATAATACCCTGCACCGGGCCAAGGCAGTTGCGGAAGCTGCCCGACTTGGCGTTCACGAAAACACTGCGAAGTGCGGCCACGACTGGGTCAACGATTTGATCCAGAATCATCCTGTTTCCCCTCTTACAAAAGTTTATTACTTGAATTCGTGGAAACATCTTGAGCGATTTATTTATGAGAAAAAAATAAGTCTGCAAGCATTTTCCGCTAATGACTGCGAAATTTATTTGAAATGGCGCCAAAACCTCCCCCGCACGTCCGGCGGACAGGCCGGTCGAAACCAAGCGTGCCAAGATTTGAAGATTCTTAAATGGATTCATAGGCAGGGTCGCCTGCTTGGAAAGATGGACTCCGTTGCCTTGCTTGATTACAGAATTAAACGCGGCCCGATCGCCCGCGTTAAACCCGTGTTTTCGGATAATGAGATTAAAATCGTACGGAAAGCGCTGTCCGTAGAAGGCGTCCCGGAGTGGATGCAGGTTTCTTTTGAAATTGCTTTGGCCACCGGCTGTCGTCTCCGTGAAACGCAGATCCCGCTTTCTTGCGTTGATCTCAAAAACCGGATCCTGACGTTTCCCTGCCCCAAGGGCGGAACTGGAAAATCGTTCAGCATTCCAATACCGGCCGCCATCGAACCCATGCTGAAGGCTATGAAAGCTGAAGGTCGTGAGGTTACCTGTGAAGTTGCCCGCACCCGGGCGTCGCTCTGCTGGCGTAGGTTGCTCGATATTTGCGGTCTTAAACGTCATTGTTTTCACTCTTTGCGGGTAACCCGAGTGACGCGACTGCGTCTCGCAGGCTGCTCTCAATCAGTCGCCATGCGACTCGTGAATCACTCTTCGGCGTTAGTGCACGAGCTGTATCAGCGACACTGCGTGGAGGATTTGCGGGACGCTGTGAATGTAGGCCAGCCTGCTCCTTCCGCCATTGATCAAAGTCGCTCGGAATTACCTTTCCCGCGATTAGGGGAAATCCATGCATTCCCCGCAGTTGTTTGATTTTGGCGTATCCTAGATTGTAAGCGGCGCCAAGTTGGCGGAGTGAAAGAGCGGCGTCCTCCTGGCGGAGTTTCATGGCTGTATCGTGGAGACGCCCCAAGATCATAAGTATCTAGCTTGATTCTCCCGACGCTCGATCGAGCAGTTGGGTTACGAGTTGCGACAAAGAAATCCTGCGCTTGCTTGCCAATTTTTGAGCGGCCTTTTTAATAATCGCCGGAAAGAAAAAGTTGGTCTTTTCAACCTTCTGACCATTTAGCGGACGGCGGGGCATACGCCGTGAATACGCCTTCCCTCCGCATTGTCCACACTTTTCTTTTTTATTTTTAAAATCCTTTTTTACTTGAAGGCGTATTTATTGCGCATACTATATGCCTATGAAAAAGGTGAAAACGAACCTGACGATCGATCCCAAGGTCAAGCGCAAGGGCGAACAGTTGGCCAAGAAGAACGGCCTGTCTTTTTCAGCCTACGTCACGACCTTGCTTGTCCGGGAGCTGGCTGAATCCAAAAAGTAGTCGATTAAGTTTATCCCTTTTGGGGTATATTGTTGAGTTTGTAATAAGGTGCTGGCCGGGTGTACTCCCTGCGGGGGCCAAATTTGGACAGATGATTTCCTGCTTTCACTAGCTGATAAAACTTTTTCTTTTCCGCCCTTCCCTCTTTGACCATGCGAGCCATGAGTCGGCTGATGGTAGGGCGGGTATATCCGTAAATTTTTACAAGGTCGTCGATCGACTTCCATCCAGGCGGAATCGGTTCAATCCGCCTGCCTGCCAAGTGCTCGGCCAGTGCCTGCGTCCAGTCCTTTAAATCGGCAGTCGCCATTCTCCCTCCACAGGACTCACCACGTTAACCGTGCATCCTTCCCCGCCCTCAACGTACTCCCCATACGCGATCCCATGCGCCCAGCGCGTCACAGAGCGATTGCGGCGGGCATAATGCATCGATCCAATGTCGGCGAGACAACCGATCGACCACCCCACCGGGGCGCCTACGCAACGGCCGGCCGCTCGATCGATCCGGTGCAGGTGCCCAAAGACCACAGGACGGCGGAGCATTTCTACATGGTCTCGGACGGCCATCTCGTTAAAAAGGAAACCGTGTCCGAACAGCGTTCCGCCAAAGTCCGTCCAGCCTTTTTCGATGTCGTACTGCATGACCTTGGTTTTCATTTCTTTCATGGCCGCCATGAGCTCGGCGATGGCGCTAGTGGCGCAGTGAGCGACGATGGCGCTTGGACTGTTCTGCATGGAATACAAACGATCTTCATGATTACCTGCAAAAAAATGCGTGGGCCGTAGTTCACGCAGGAAGTTGATTCCGGCGTCGAAGTCTTCCCGGATCGAGGCGGATCGATCAGTGGCGTTTGGATCTCTCATGGCTCCGGCCCGGAGAGCTGCCAGATCCACGGCGTCGCCTAGGTGCATGGTAGTTTCTGGGTTCCACCGGCGCTTCATTTCGATGGCGGCTCGGCACGCGGCGGCGTTCGCCAAGTGACCGTGACTGCACGACACGGCGAGCCATCGCTTCCACTTGCGGATCACTTTCATTTTTTATCCTCCGCTCCCGGCAACCCGTGCAGGACGGCGAGAATCTGCCGGCACTTCTCCCGGGACGTAGCCGCGGCCACGCTCTCGTCTGCTGCGCCTTGCAGGGCCATGTCCGCAATCACACCAAGGTGAAGTTTCAGCGTGTGCATGTAGGTGCAGAGATCAAGCACCTCGTCCCACGCGTCCTTCCACACCGGCCGACGCCACAGTGCGCCGCCGTGCTCAAGCTGGCCTTTGATATATTTTTCCTGAACGTCATGCGTCAGGTCGTTAATGATCGTTGCTAGGTGTTTTCTGTGCTCCGGCGACATGACTTCAGCGCCGTTCATCGTGAGCTCCATGGACGTTTTGATACCAGTCGCCTGCCCTTTGCTGCCTTTGGCTTTTCCACGACTTGTTCCACAGGACTATGTGGAATGTCACGCCATGAACTATATCGGCCATCTTGTAAGTGACCAGTTTCCCAGCTTATTGCGGTGAGGTTAAAAGTCAGCCCGACGTGCTCGCCAAGGCGGAACGCGGTTTCGTCGTCCCAGTTTGTGTCGAGCAGATCGCCCTTTCCTACCCTCAACGGCACCCAATCAAACGCCAGCCCGTAGTTGTGGTACGACTGCCCGGGCTTTGCCTGACTGATGATCTTGCCCGGACGCGTCCTGCCTTGTGCGTAAAGCATCGCCTGCTCCTCCATGGATCTCCTACCCGTATAAATCAGCGGCTGGATCCGGCTGTTCTGCATTTCCACCAGCCACCCGCGGACACGTTTCTGAAAGTCCAGATCGAGCGTTTCAATGCAGCGGAGCGTTCGAGCTGTTGCCTCCGCCAGACTTGTCATTTCCTCGCTCGCTCTCTTTCTGTTTCTGCCAGAGAATCAGATAGCGCTTTGAGCGATTGCGCAAAGAGATCTCGGTAAGCCTGCGGGCAGGGTTTGTTTGTTCGTTCTGCTTTGTCCCATGCGTAGATGAAGTAAGAGACCGTGTCCGGGCTCGGCGGCGGGCCGTCTTGCGTTTGGCTGACCGTCGCACAGCTTGCCAGCCCGAGGCTAAGAATCAGCAGGAGGGCGTTTCGTCCACCACGCATCGATGTCTCTCAGTCTTTTCCGGCGTTCCAGTTCGATCGCTTCAAAGTTCCGCTGGGTCGGAGTTTTGCGGTTCAGCACGTATAGGGTGATTCCGATAAGTCCACTCACCGCTGAAAGGATCGCGGCGATCATGTTCCCTTATTTGCGGGAGATTTTGCTGATGAAATCGACGATCTTTTGCAGGGTCGCTTCCGGCTCGTCCCCGGGGAACAAAGTTGCGACGGCGATGCCGGCCGTCAGGAGAGCGGTGACTGCGCCCAGGATCTGCGTCCCGTGGCTGATTGCATAGGATAGAGTTTCGTTCATGCCCTTCGGGCAGTGTCAAAGACCGAATCGGCGTTTGATCAGTTCCCACGCCGTGCTGACTACGGCTCCGGAGATCAGCGCCACCAACCACAGCTTCGTTTTGATCGTGTGAGCTTCGCGTTCAATGTTCGTCAGGCGCCCGTGATACTCGCCCAGGCTGGCCTGTGAACGTTCCAAAAGGTCGAGAATGACCGATTGGCGGGTCTCAATCCGGGCGACAGATTCCCGTACGACGGAAAGACGTTCGGAAAGTTCAGTAATCTGATCGCCGCTCATAGCTTGGCGTTTTCCGCTCCATCCGCAATTCGCACCCATTCGTTGCCCTGAGCGTCAGTCCATCGCACGATGAATCCTTCGGCCTCCAAAAAACGCAAGGCGGCGATAAATTCACGATACTCCGGCCCTTCTGCGATTGTGGCTGACATAAAATTAAAACGGCTTCTCACCGCCTGCCCGGGCTGCATCGCCCATCGACGGCGTGTTGGTGTATCTGGTGGGAACTTCAACCGCAACCGGCGCAGGCGAACAACCCGCCAGCACGGCGCAGAGAAGAATCAGCCTCATGGCAATCCGAGGCCGGTGCCGAGAGTTGTTTTGTAGAGGGAATTTATTTGTGTGCTTTGAGAATCTGTAATTGTTGTTGCGAATAAGGCTTGAAATGCGTGAGTTCTGGCAGACGAATTGCTAGCAATATGCAAAAATGGTGTGCCAGTTGGGTTTCTTGTTGGTTGTGATTGAAGCCCATTAACAGCAAGAGCGCCGTCTTGATACATTGTATCACTTGTGCTTGCTACGGAAAAAGCAGAAGATTGAAATGTTGTTAAATTTATAGGTCTAGGTGTCGTACTGGGTGTCGAATTGGTATAGCTATTTGTACTATTTCTTGTCGTTAAACCAAGCGGTCCATTACTTGTTCCGTCAAATCTGTGAATTAAATATGTTCCAGCAGCCGTATCATTTTGAAAGTTTACATGATATTGAACATATGCCGTGCTTGTGGAAAAGAAGGCTGCATAGCTTGTTACGATCGAAAGAAGCGGAGAAGAATATGGAATGTTGATATATTGCGATGTGCTTGTGAAACTTAATCCAGTAGAAGTCCATGATGGACTATTTTGAATTGTACCATCAAAAACTCCATAACCACCCAAGCTGTACGCAGTCGTCCCGCTTCCCTTATTTTGGGACGAGCGTAAAGGCCAACAGATCATATTATTCCATAATCCAAGTCCTTTAACTCCTTTCACAAACGCATTGATCTGCGCTTTCGCAGTTGCGTCAGTCACTCCGGCCCGGTCGAAATAGGCCGCGGCGTCGGCGTCAAAGCCGGACAATCCGAGCCCGCCGAGTCTCAGACCGAGGCCGAGATACACGGTTTAGTTCCCCCGGGTGTAGGCGATGGCTTTGCCGGTGGCCAGTTGGAAGGCGGTGACGGCCGCAAACACGACGAACCCGGCTGGGAAGGTCACGCCGGTGAGAGCGTCACCCGTAAGGGCGGTCTGACTGACGGACGTGAACTGGCCGTCGGCGATAAACTGAATGGCCTGAAAGCTGCCAGTGACGACTCCGGTGGTCGTTGATACTTTGCCGCCATATTCACCAACGCTGAGGGACGTGTCTTGATTGATCTGAAGGTCGTATGCCATATATCCGTCATAAGCGTGTCAAAGCGGTTCGCCGGCGGCGGTGTCGTAGGTGCCGCCGTATGACCAGTATTCACTAGCGACGATTGTAGATGTAAAGTCTGTAATTAGAGGAGTTGGGCCGGTAGGGAAAATGTAACCAGTATAATAAACCTTTTGCCCACTTGTTGTATAAACTTGAAATCCGTTTATCGTAAATTCTTGTATCGTGTATGGGTCACCCTCAACCCCAAGAAGAACGCCAGATTGATCGTCTTGATCGGTTGCAAAAGTCACATCCATATAAAGATGTACAAGTGATTGCGTTGGCGATGAATTAACATAAAAATCAGCACCTCTGAAATCTAAATTGAAAGCCACACTTGCCCCGGTATCGGTTAGGCTTGTTGAGTAACCATCGTTGCAAACAAGATTTGCTTCTTCATCAGCCAGAGATGTAGTTGTTCCACTCCAAGTAACACTTACCGGGTTTGCTGGGTCATTAAAGGTATAGGCAGTAAATGAACCAAACACAGAAAACTTCTTTACTCTCCAATAGAGTTTCATCATTTCAGACAATGTGCCACGCACATTTAGGCCAGTAGTAATGCCACAAGGAACATACCCACCAGCCTCGGAGTCGTAATGACTAAATGGGAATGGTTGGGCAGTTAAGATTTTACCCATAGGATTTCAGCCTTTCGGCTATCGGCTTAATAGCCGATGACTGTGATGCGGAAAGTCTGCGTGGATTGTGTCTTGCTGGCGGTGGTTGCGTTCACCGCATCCACGTGAACCTGATCGGTTGCGACTACGTGGCCAAAGAACGTCAGCCCTTCTGATACGGCGCTTGGAATTCCAAGCAGAACAATATCGTTAATGGCCGCGCCTGTGACTGCGACTGTGATCGACGTGGATGAATTGCTGTTGACGGTACCAAAC